ACCATATTCTGAGTGGTTGTTAAAATGCACTGGTAAGAGGTATCGCTATGCTCAGAACAGTTAGACTTTACGGAGAACTCGCAGAGTTTATTGGTCACAAAGAATTAGACGCAGTAATAACTTCTACTGCTGATGCTATGAGGTTTTTAATTAGTAACTTTCCAAAGTTGGAAGCACACATGGCAGATCGCTATTATCAAGTATTAGTTGATGACTATGAGATTGGTGAAGAAGACATACATAATCCTATAGGACAATCTGATATTAGTATTGTTCCTGTTATTACAGGTGCTGGAGGAAACACACGACAATTTTTACTAGGTGCTGTGTTAATAGGTATTGGAATTGCAGCACCTGGAACTGGTTTTGCTCTTAATTCTACTCAAGGTTTCGGATTTTTTGGAAGTGGGCTTGCAGCTAAAGTAGCCAATGTAGGAGTTGGACTTGTATTGATGGGTGTAAGTAACATGTTATTTCCTCAACCAAAACCAAAAGACTTTAATGATGAACAAGATCCCAGAATATCATTTAGTTTTTCTGGTGTTCAAAATACTAGCCGAGCAGGAACTAGCCATCCTATCGTTTACGGAGAAGTAATAACTGGATCTGTGGTAATTTCAGCAGGTGTTGACACTCATCAGGTATCAGCATGATAAAAAAAATTATAAAAGGATCAGGTGGAGCACCACCAACTCCACCCCCACCATACAAAGCTCCTGATACTTTAAATAGTAGACAGTTTGCAACAATACAAGATCTTATCTCAGAAGGAGAAATAGAAGGTTTTGCTACACCATCAAAACTAGGACTTACAAAAGGAACTCAAACTTATAACAACGCATCATTAAAAGATGTTTTTTTAGATGATACTCCTGTTCTTAATCCAACTGCTAGTAATTCAAATCCACAAACAGCAGACTTTAATTTTCAAAATGTAGGTTTTCTACCTCGTTTCGGAACATCAAACCAAACTCATGCACCTGGTATTGAGGGTAGTCAATCAACTTCTTCAGTAGGAGTTACAGTAACAAACTCCACTCCTGTCACTCGTCAAATAAGTAATACCTCTGTTGATGCTGCAAAAATTACAATTACATTTCCGCAACTTCAAAAAGCGACTGATAAAGGAGACTTATTAGGTTCTTCAGTAAATCTAAAAATACAAGTCCAATATAATAGTGGAGGTTTTACAGAAGTCATTGATGACACAATTACTGGTAGAACTGCTGATGCTTATCAAAAAGACTATCGTGTCACTTTTACAGGTGCTTTTCCTATTGATATAAGAGTTGTAAGGGTAACAGCAGACAGCACATCATCTAATCTTGTTGATAAATTTGTATGGACTAGTATAACTGAGATTGTTGACGATAAACAAAATTATCCTAATAGTGCATATACAACTTTAAGAATAGATTCTGAACAGTTTAGTTCTATACCAAAAAGAGCTTATCGTATTCGTGGTGTAAAAGTAAGAATCCCAGGTGCAGGTGCTTCAAGCTCTGGGACTCCTTCTGTTGATTTACAGACAGGCAGAATAATTTATCCAAGTGGTTATATATTTAATGGAACAATGGGTGCTGCTCAATGGTGCTCTTGTCCTGCTCTAATATTGCTTGATCTTCTTACTACTGAAAGGTATGGATTTGGAACGCATATTACAGACAGTAACCTAGATTTATTTAGTTTTATTGCTGCTAGTAAATATGCTAATGAGTTAGTAGATGATGGGCTTGGAGGGCAAGAAGCTAGATTTAGTTGCAACATAAACTTACAAGGATCAAAAGAAGCTTTTGAATTAATAAATGAATTAGCGGGAGTAATGAGATGTTTTCCAATATGGTCTGAGGGTTCTGTCACTATTTCACAAGATAGACCTACTGATCCAAGCTATTTATTTAGTCTTGCAAATGTTAGTGAGGGTGGTTTTAGTTACTCAGGCAGTAGTTTGAAACAAAGACACACAGTAATAAGTGTTAGCTATTTCAATATGGATAGTAGAGAAATAGATTATGAGGTCGTAGAAGATACGATTGCTCAAAACAAACTTGGAATAATTAAGAAAGATGTAAAAGCATTTGCTTGCACTTCTCGTGGGCAAGCTGCAAGACTTGGGAAGGCAATACTTTTTAGTGAGCAACAAGAAACTGAGGTCGTAAGTTTTACAACATCTATAGATGCGGGAGCTATTGTCAGGCCAGGTTCTGTAATCTCTATTAATGATCCTGTTAGAGGAGGAGAGCGTAGAAGTGGTCGTATAAAATCTGCTACTACTACACAAATAATTGTTGATAATGTAAAAGATTTAAGTACATTTTCTGGTACAAATCGAAAATGTAGTGTAATTCTTCCTAATGGTTCTCTTGAAACAAAGAATATCGCAAGTATTGATCAGTTTAGTAGTGAAATAAATTTATCTTCTGCTTTATCTCAAACACCAAATGTGAATAGTATTTGGTTGATAGAAAGTGATTCTTTAAAAGCTCAAACTTTTAGAGTTATTTCAGTTGAAGAAAAAGATGGTATAAATTTTTCAATTACAGCCCTTACTTATATTGATGGTAAGTATGCAAACATTGAGCAAGGAATAAGTTTACCTACCAGAAATATTTCATTATTAAATCAGCCAAGAAATCCACCCTCTAATTTACAGGCTAACGAAAGAACTGTAATTATAAATGCGTTAGCAGTTTCTAAATTAATATTGTCATGGGTATCTGTTACAGGAGTAAGTCAATATCTTGTTCAATATAGATTTAATAATACTAACTGGGTTAATGAGATAGTATTTAGACCTGATTTTGAATTACTAAATACCGAAGCTGGTAAGTATGAGTTTAGAGTATTTTCTTATAATGCTGCACTTAAATTATCAGCAACGTCAACTGACTTAACTTTCAACGCAGTAGGTAAATCCGCTAGACCAAGTGATGTACAGAATTTATCTATTGAACCAATTACTAATAAATTAGTCAGATTAAGATGGAATAGATCTACTGATCCTGATGTCATACATGGAGGAAGAGTCTATGTCAGACATAGCAATCTTACAGATGGCAGTGGTACATTTCAAAATTCTGTTGACTTAATTACTGCTTTAGCTGGTAATACAACTGATGCAACAGTACCAAGTTTAGAGGGAGAGTATATTCTTAAGTTTCAAGATGATGGTGGACGTTTTTGTGTAGGTGAAGCAAGTATTATTATGGATCTCCCTGATCTAATTGATACTCAAGTCATATTGCAAGATAGAGAAGATTTAGATAGTCCAGCTTTTCAAGGCACAAAAACTAATACAACATTTAATAATTCTACGAGTGCTTTACAGCTAACTAACCCTGCTACAAATGCTACTGGTGAGTATGCTTTTAAAGATATTTTAAATTTAGGTGCTGTATTTTCTCTTGATTTAAAAAGAGTTATAAGATCTATTGGTTTTAATATAGGTACTGATATTGAAACTTTAATTCCTGGCCTACCTGGAATACTTTGGGATGACTATGCTTCTTTAGATAATAATTTTGATGGAGCAGCGGCAGATGAAGCAAATTGTCAGATACAAGTAGCAACATCTCAGTCTGCATCAGGTAGTTTTGGTGCATTTAATAATTTTGCAAATGGCACATTTAAAGGTCATAGATTTAAGTTTAAATTAATTCTTGAAACAACAAACACTGCACAAAATATGAACGTACAACAAGCAGGTTTTTCAGCAGAGTTTCAATCAAGAACAGAACAAAATTACCAGACAGGAGGTGGTGTCTCTAGTGCTCCACAACAGTCAGGAACATCATCTTCTGGTAAAACGGTTACTTTTGGATCACCATTCTTTGTTGGTACATCTTCTTTAGGAGGAGCAAATGCTTTCCTTCCTTCTATTGGTATAACTATACAAAATGCTCAAGCAGGTGATTTCTTCACTATTACGAATGTATCAGGCACAGGATTTACCGTTACTGTTAAAAATGGTACTAGTTTTGTAGATAGATCTTTTACTTTTTCGGCTGTAGGATATGGTAAAGGTGTTTAATTATTAATTTATGGCTCAAGTTTCAGATTATAATATTGCTAATGCTTCGGGAGCTTCTGTTCGTAGTGACTTAAATGCTGTATTCAGTGCGATAAAAACATTAAATAGTGGTGGTTCTGATCCATCAAATCCAGAAGCATTTATGCCTTATGTTGATACAGCAGATAATAATAAATTAAAAATAAGAAATTCATCTAATAATAATTTTACAACAATAGGTTTAGTTAATGAAGCTAACTTAGGATTACTCCCTGTCTCAGGTGGGACAATGACAGGTGTTTTAGCTTTATCAAGTCAAAATGCTGGTGCTCCTTCTGTTCACTTTGGAGATGCAACAACAGGATTCTTTAAAAAAGCTTCTAATCAAATAGGTGTAGCTACTTCTGGTACGGAACAATTATTTTTAGATCAAAACGGAATAACTTTAAATTTACAGAACGAGGTCAGATTCGGAGATGCAAATAGCTCTCATTATGCAGCCATAAAAGCACCAACTACAATATCTACAAACTTTACGCTTACTCTCCCTGTAAATGATGGCAATAATGGGGAATTTTTAAAAACTGATGGATCAGGAAATTTATCGTTTGCATCAGCTACAACAAGTTTGAATAATTTAAGTGCAAGTAACCTTACGTCAGGAACAATACCAAATGCAAGATTCCCTGCTACATTACCTGCCGTTAGTGGTGCAAATCTAACAAATTTAGATGCTAATGATATATCTTCTGGGACTTTGCCATCTGCACGTTTTCCTTCAACGCTACCTGCAGTTAGTGGTGCAAATTTAACTGGAATAATAGGATCAGCTAAAGCCTTTGTTAATTTTAATGCTGTAGGAACTCTCACTGTTAGAGATTCCTTTGGGATTAGTTCAGTTACTGATCTTGGGCAAGGACGATATCAACCAAACTTTGCACTTGGAATAGTAAGTGGGTCAGATTACTCGGTTACACATTCAATAAGTCAAGACCAAGCTGGTCATGGTTCTCATGGATCTTTATATATAGAGTCGCAAGGTAATTCTAATTTTTCGGCTCGTGTTTGTAAAGATGAGGGTTCTGGTTTAACTATTGATAAGGAAATAGTTGCTTTTGCAGTATTTCAAAATTAATATAGGATAATTAATTATTTAAGTATATTATGGGATTTGGCATAGACATGGCAAAGGCTAAAGAAATTCATAAAAACAATATTCGTGTAATCAGAGAAGAAAAATTTAAAGATCTAGATATACAATTTCAAAGAGCTTTAGAAACTGGCTCAAGCACAACTGATATTATTGCAAAAAAACAAGCTCTTAGAGATGCTCCGTCTGATTCTTCTATAGACTCAGCTACAACAACTGATGAATTAAAAGCTCAATGGAAGACAGATATACTTGGTGTTTCACCTTATAGTTAATATAAATAAATGATAAAAAGTCTTTTGCTGTACCTAAATAAAACTGATATACTAAAATAAAACTTTATGGCTAATTCAGACAGTCGTATTTTATATAAACAAGAGGACGGTACTGTTGGGATAATTTCTCCTTCAGACAATTGTGGATTAACTATTGAACAAATAGCAAAAAAAGACGTACCTAAAGGTTTTAAATATAAAATTGTTTCAGCTTCAGATATACCAACTGATAGAACATTTAGAAATGCTTGGATTGTAAACGAAAGTGATTTGACAGATGGAGTAGGTGAGGCAGATTTATCATGAGTATTATTTCAACAGATATGGCAAAAGCCAGAACTCTTCATAGAAACGCTATTAGATTCTCAAGAATAGCAAAACTGCAAGAACTTGATGTTGAGTTTCAGAAAGCACAAGAAACAGGAGCAAATACAACTGATATTGTTGCAAAAAAGCAAGCATTAAGAGATGCACCTGCAGATAGCAATATAGATAATGCTTCAACAGAAGCAGAACTAAAAGCTCAATGGAATACTTCTATTCTTGGAACTTCACCTTATAACTAATGGCAATCCAACCAGGCACATATAATATGACTGTTCAAAGAAGATCAGATCATAGTATTCAATTAATTTTTAAAGATGGTAGTAATAATGCAATTAATTTAACTGGTTTTACTGTTGCTGCTCAAGTATGGGAAGAAACACGCACTACAAAATATGCTGATTTTGCAGTTGCTTATACAAATAGATCTACTGGAACTGTTGATATTTCATTAACCGATACTCAAACAGCTACTTTCGCACCATTAAAATTGAAATATGATGTATTACTGACAAGCCCTACTGGGTTAAAAGAGTATTATTTAGAAGGAGACATTACAATGAGTGAGGGTTACACAGAATGACCTCAGTAAACATTACTACTACTAAAAACCAAGTAACTGTAAATGAGGGCGATTCTACTGTAGTAACTATTGCAACTCAAGGTACGCAAGGTGCAAATTTTGCTATATCAGGAGCAACACTCGATGATAGTGGCAAAATTGACAACTCTGTACTGTACTTCGATCAATCTGCTGGTAAATTTAAAGCAGATGCTACTCGCACCGTTGAAAATCTTGTAGATGGTGGCAATTTTTAATTAAAACACTATGGCTAACACAATTAGAATTAAAAGATCAACAGGATCTTCAGCACCAGGTTCATTAGCAAATGCAGAGTTAGCTTATGCTGAAGGTTCAGATATACTATTCTACGGAACAGGATCAGGCGGTGCAGGTGGTTCTGCAAGTCAAATACTTCCAATAGGAGGTAAAGGTAAATTTATAGATATAGATACTAGCAGAACTGCAAATCATATTCTTGCAGCCCCAAATGGTAGTAATGGTGGAGCAAGTTTTCGAGCTTTAGTATCTGATGATATACCTTCATTAGCACACACCAAAATATCAGATTTTGATGCAGGTGTAAGAGTAAATCGACTTGATCAAATGGCTGCACCAACAGGTAGCGTATCTTTAAACAGTCAAACAATAACTAATTTATCTGATCCAGTAAATACACAAGATGCTGCTACTAAAGGATTTGTTGAAGCTACTTCACAAGGACTTGATGTAAAAGATTCTGTAAAAGTTGCAACTACAGGAAATATTACAATATCTACTGCTTTGAATAGTGGAGATTCAATAGATGGTGTTACTCTTGCCGATAACGATAGAGTTCTTGTAAAAGATCAATCAACAGCAAGTCAGAACGGTATTTATATTGTTGGATCGTCACCATCTAGAGCAAGTGATTTGGCTTCTGGTGCGGACGCAGCGGGAATGTTCACCTTCGTAGAACAAGGCACAGTCAATGCTGACAATGGGTTCGTCTGCACCAGTAATAAAGGATCGGCAGTAGTCGGAACAAATAATCTTACTTTTGCTCAATTCTCAGGAGCAGGTCAAATTACACCAGGCAATGGTTTGGATAAGTCTGGAAATACACTTTCCGTTGATTTAAAATCGAACGGTGGACTTGTTATTGAATCTACTGAAATTGCTGTTGATCTTGGTGCTAGTTCTATAACAGGAACACTTGCGGTTGGAGATGGTGGAACTGGTGCAACATCAGCTAGTAGTGCAAGAACAAATTTAGGTGTTGCTATAGGATCTGATGTTCAAGCATTTGATCAACAACTTGCAGATATAGCAGGTCTTACTCCTTCTGATGGTAATTTTATTGTTGGAGATGGTTCTAATTTTGTTCTTGAGTCGGGGGCTACTGCAAGAGCAAGTTTAGGACTAACTATTGGAAGTCAAGTGCAAGCTTATGACGCAGAACTCGCAGAACTAGCAACAATGTCTAGCGGAACAGCTAGTGCTTTAGCTGATCTTACAGGTACAGAAGTTGCAATATTAGATGGGGCGACTGTTACAACTGCTGAATTAAATATTATTGATGGAGACACATCAGCTACTTCAACAACACTTGCTACTGCTGATCGTATGGTAATTAATGATAATGGATCAATGGTTCAAGTTGCATTATCAGATCTTGTTACTTTTCTTGAGAATGGAAGTGTGTCAGGTTTTGATATAGATGGTGGAACTTACTAATCAAACCATTTAGGAGTTAAAACATGTCTAATGCTATTAAACTAAAAAGAGGAAGCGGAAGTGATCCTAGTGCTAGTGATTTAGTAGTTGGTGAAATTGCAATACGAACTGATAATGGTAAGTTATTTACTAAAAAAGATAATGGTTCTGTAGCAGAAATAAGTGGTTCTGGTGGGGGTAATAATTTCTTAATAAACACACTTTCTTCTTCTTCTGGCTCTGGTGGAGGGAGTGCATCTTTTAATGGAACTGCAACTAGGTTTGAGTTAAGTAATGCTCCAAATGTTGCTGCTCAACTTTTAGTTTCTATAAATGGTGTAATACAAAAACCAAATACAGGAACTAGTCCTAGTGAGGGTTTTGCTGTAGACGGAAATGACATAATTTTTGCTTCTGCCCCTGCAAATGGAGCTAGTTTTTTTATAGTTACATACGCTTCACTAGCTTTAGCAGAACCATCAGATAATAGTGTCACTAGTGCCAAGATAGTAGATGGAGCAATCGTAAATGCAGATATAAACGCAAGTGCAGCAATAGCTAGAACAAAACTTGCAAACGTAGATTTAGTTGATGACACATCACCACAGCTAGGCGGTGACTTGCAGAGTAACGGCAACGATATTGACATGGCTGATAGTGATGTAATTAATTTTGGAACAGGTAATGACTATCAGATCTTTCATGATGGCACAAACTCTATCACGTTTTTTGATGCACAAGTAGGTGATGTAAGGTTTAGAACAGATAGAGGAAATAGTACTAGAACTAATATAAATCTTAATGCTGGAGTAGAGCTATATCACAGCAATAGTAAAAAGTTTGAGACAACAAGTACTGGAGCTACATTTAGTGGTGCATCGGGTAATCATACAGAGATAAATATTTTAGGTTACGAAGATAAAGATGCAAGACTCAACTTGAGTGCAGATGAAGGGGATGATAATGCAGACAAATGGAGAATGGTAGCTAGTACAGATGGTAATTTTTATTTGCAAAATTACACATCAGGTTCTTGGGAATGGAATTTAAGAGCAACAGGAAACGGAGCAGTAGAGTTATATTATGATGGCAGTGTTAAGCTTTCCACAACTTCAAATGGAGTTGATTTTGGTGCTGCTGGTGCAAATGATATTTTATGTATTTCTGATACAACAATCCATAGAACAGGTGGTAATGGTGGTGGTCTTGGTTTTTCAACACAAGTTATTCTACCTACGAACGCTGCTGGAACAATAACTAATAATGCAGTTAGTCTTGGAAATGATTCATATAGATTTAATACTATAAATTGCACTCAACTAGTTGTTGCTGATCGTGTAGTTAGTCATTTAAGACCTTATTCAAGTAACTCTTATGATTTAGGATCTAGCACATACCGTTGGAGAAACGTCTACACCAATGACCTTCACTTATCTAACGAAGGACATCAAAACGATGTTGACGGAACTTGGGGAAGTTATACTATACAAGAAGGAGCAGAGGATCTTTTCTTAGTGAACAGACGCAATGGCAAGAAGTACAAATTTAATTTAACGGAGGTAT